CCACATGACCAATTCCGTCTAAAACGGATTTCTTTGCGTTAAGAGTACTAATATCGTAGTTCTGGGCAAAATCGTATCTAGTTTGTTGTGCCGCCGAATCTATATAAATATAATCTATATCCCATTTTGCAATAAGTTTTTGTATTTCTATTGCGTGTTGCTCTGTAGTTCTTTCGGAATCCAGATACTCGTCTAGTAAGTAGTATTTCTCCGCATCCCAGTCATAGCCGATTACACAGAAAGCTGTAGGGTCTTTATAACCTACGTCCATTCCTGCGAATATATCCATTTTAGAAACATCAAGTTCGGCTAAATCTTGTTGACATTTCTCCATATTAAATCCCCATATCTGACCTTCAAATACATTGAAGTCTGCCATATACTCTTGATTAAATTCTGCTTCAGACATGGTTTTCCTTGCTTCTGCTATATCTTCATCAGAGATTCTTGGGTTTTCGTGATAGGTTGCCTTGACAGATGCCCACTCAGGAAACTCTCCTGAAAAGCCTCTGTGCCAAAATTCGGCAAACCAATTGTTTCTACCTCTAGGGGTAGATATAAATAGTGCTTTTGAATTATCTTTATCTAGCGTCGGTCTGAGAGCCACATTGAAAGCATCTTTTCCGTCCACCAACGCAGCTTCATCAAAAATGATAAGATCATAGGATCGACCAACGACCGAATCCACTTGATTAACCGATCCCATGCGGATCGTAGAATGGTTCGAAAGCTCAATAACTTTGTCTTTTGCATTGTCTTTTACTACTTCTAAATCAAAATGTTTGATTAGTGTTCTTTGAAGATCGAATGATATTTGTGATAGCGAGTAGTTAGGCGACATAAGTAAAACATTAGTTCCTGGAACTAAACATACGAGTTGTCCTATTACATTTGCTATATAAGTCTTACCCTGCCTGCGCGAAACCGCAGCAGTAACAAAACGATACTTCGGATTATTGATTGAATTGATAATAGCTACTTGGGTGGTATTTGGAGTAATACCGAGTAAATCCATATAGCCTTCGATGGGCAACTTAATAAACCTTCTATCATCAAAGGACATTAAGTCTTCGTGTAATACGTCTTTCCTTGATACTTCTAGCATTAGTGAATCGTTTCTTGTGTAAAAAAGGATTCCACGTCATCTAAAAGACCTTGGTCCTCTACTATATTGTAGAGGTACATGAAAGCGAGGGCAACGTTTTTCATGTCCTGCTCCTTTTTGGATAGTTCTCTTTTCGCTTCTACCATATTTATGGCTGCCGTAAAAGCACTTGCATGCACTACGCTTTCTTGAAGCCATAGCTTCCTTCCGTCCACTTTCATGTTCTCCATATTGTTATACTCTAGTGTTGATTGAGGTGAGTAGAACAGCAGCGTTTGCTGCGTATATTGCGTGAGCTCTATCTTTTACGATAATCTCTGTTTCTCCACCACCTAAAGTAATTGTTCCAACTACTGAACCACTTGCCGCAGTTAAAACTGTTACTAAGTATGCTGTAGTACTATTATTGTGTACCCTTACTTCTATACCATTCTCAACTGTTGATGCAGTTCCAGCACCTGTCGGAGCTGCGATCTGTGCTCCTTCCAATTTAAATCTCATTGATTTCTCCTTCTCTTGCGAGCTTTTCCTTGACGCCATTTAATTGCTCGAAGACGACGCTTAGCCGCTTTCTTACTCTTAGACGTGCCAGAAGTATTACTTATCTTCCAGCCTTTTTTCGTTTTACGAATAGGCATTGTTAGAATCTATATCCCATGAATATAGCTGCTGAATCCATAAACTCACCATCTCTGGCTCCATCTAGGACTTCTAATCCAAACATGAAATTGTTATCTAAAACTTTAGATACAGATAGTTTCTGATAATTGCTATCATCTGCCATCATTCCATGTGTTACAGCAACGTCAACTACTTTGATTAAAGGCATTTTTAAAGTTACCTCTTTGTAGTTATTGTCTCGGTCGTCCATGTCTACCCACATTGCTAGTTCAAGCCAGTTATTACCGCCTTTTACGAACCATTCTTCCATGTGGTCAATTGCTTTGTCGTCGTATCTATACTGCACAACTCCGCCATCAACGTACCATTTATCGTTAATATCGAGTCTATATCCCGCTGTTAAGTCATATCTGTAGTTAGCATCTTCGATACCGTCTACTTCTCCAACCCATACATTGCCATATAGCCCTTTATAGTCGAGGTTCAAGTTTCCCTGAAACGCTCTATCCCCCATAGATTGGCTTTCGCCTCTAAAGAAATAGTCACTATACACTCCGACATCACCACTAACTCCTGCAAAAGAAGGTAGGGTAAACATCATTAGCATAACTGCTAGTAGCTTTTTCATTTGCTTCTCCCTAATACTTGTGAAAGCATAGCCTCGCGAGTTTCCCCACGAGGTAACGCTGTCAACTCTTTGGTTGTTAGAAGGCGGTGCAACTTTTCTCGTTGCTTAAAAATGAAATTCGCTGACGCCTTCTCAATCGCGAATATCATTGATGGTAAAGATAGTTTATCTTCTAGCTCTTTCCGTTCGGCTGGTAGCATTGCTACTTCCTTAGTCAAGTAGAGGGTTTCTATCTTTTGCCTTTCCAATGTTTAATGCAAAACGGTCAATCCACTTGTAACATTTTGCCCATATCTTATCGTCAGCTGGCGTATCTGTCATAGCTACTATAGCTGAACATATGGTTATAAGTATAGGTAATACCTGTATTAGTCCCCATATTATTTTGATTAGTTCAAACATTCTTATCTCCCAGAAGGATTACCCTTCTCTTGAATCAGCTTCTACTTAGAGAACTAGGCAATCTGCCATATCCTCTTTTTCTGCGTTGAAGCTGTTTCTTCCTAGCGGCTAGTAAGTTAGCTCGTATATCTCGCTTGGCTACAGGCTCTTCTTCCTGCGCTTCTTCCTGTACTTCGCCGTGTTCTTTAATATCTTTATTGGCCATTTGCAAACTCCATTGCGGCTTCCTTAGTAGGAAACTTAAATTGCCTTCCTTCGGGATTTAGTACGCAGTGTTGACCGCGTTTCATGTAATAACCCCAGCCCTCAGGGAATTCAGCCTTCTTCTTAGAAGGTGCCTTCACTTTTGGTGACTTAGCTATATCTTTCTTTTCGTAATCTAGTTCCATTTTTTCTCCTAATGCATTGAGAGCATAGTGTATATTACACCTGCTCCTCCAACAATAATAGCGCCTGCGGCTCCTATCAATATTGCTTCTATTCGTGTTATTGTAGAGTCAACTTGATCAAATCGCTTAGCAGACCGTTCTTCAATAGCTTGGAGCTGATTGAATACGGTTTTCCATCGTTCGGCGCATATTGCTTCGTGTTTTTCTAGCTCTTTTGCTAGTTCTTCTGTATTCACAATCGCTCTCCAATTATTTCTCTGTGTAGATTTGTACACAATTTAAATTATACCAAATTTCTAGGACGATGTCAAGAACTATTTTTGTATGGTATAAATTTTGACAGGCTCAGACTTGCCTTTTACTGTGACTTCATCAATGAATTCATAAATATAGCCTTCAACCATACTGTGCTCACTAATTATAAGATCGGTGTCGTACTCTTTACAACTGCTCTCTAGGCGAGCAGCGAGGTTAACAGCATCTCCAAGAACACTATAATCGAAACGAGTATCACTACCCATGTTGCCCACAACACAAGGACCCGTATTGATTCCGACTCCTGTATGTATTTCAGGCTTTCCTTCAGCTTTAAGTTCTTCATTTAATTCCTCCAACGCCTCTCTCATCTCAAGAGCGGCCATTTGTGCCTTCCGTGCATGATCTTCTACATCAAGAGGAGCATTCCAAAAAGCCATAATGCAGTCTCCCATGTATTTATCAATCGTTCCTTCGTGTTTCATAATAATCTCAGTCTGATTAGTTAAAAATCGATTAACCAGTTCCACTAATTTTTGTGGGTCAGACTGGTAAAATTCCGAAATCGGGGTGAAACCTCGAATGTCAGAAAATAAGAAAGTTAGTTGTCTCGTGACCCCACCCAATCTCAGTAATGATGGGTCTTTTTGGAGCATTTCAACTTGTGCAGGGGAAATATACGTCCCGAATTGTTGTTTAATCTGTAATCTCAACAAGTATTGAGTAATAAAACTACGGAATTGTACAATACTCCAGAATAAAAACAGGATAACGAGCGTGCCAGAAACGTCAAATAAGTAGGAAGACTCAACAAGTTTCCAAGAAGTGAAACCAAGTCCGCCTAATAGTACTAAAATGATGGGTAAGCTAAGATAAATACTTCCTGCTACCGCCATAATTATAGCCATTCCAACAATAAGTGATCCAAGTTCTGCTAAATAACCCCACGAGGGCTGAGAAAGAGGCGTTCCACTGATTAAAGTGTTAAGAACTGCTCCCTGAACTTCGTGAGGGTACTTTGGTCCGCCTGGAGTTGCTACTAAAGGTGCAATTCCTTCTGCTGTTACACCAAATATTACAAAAGGCGCCTCTATTGGCTCTCTCATGTACTCTGCAGCGGTCTGTCTATAAAATTTTGTGTTCCAATTTACGAATACTAGCCCATTTTCATTAGTAGGTAGCTTCCCATATTTAGGAACTCGTACCCATTCGACACCAGTCTCTTCAGTTTTGATTTGGTAGCTCGGATCTCCTACTGCCAATCTTAACATCTCTAATGAAAAACTAGGATATATCTTATCTCCGCTTGCGATTACGAGTGGTAGCCTTCTTACGACTCCGTCTAGTTCTGGACTTGTGCTTATTAGTCCCACTCCGTAACTGTTTAGTTCTGACCTTAAAATTCCTGGGTAATTGTATAGCCATTCTGATGCTACTCCATTGCCCAGCTGCGCCGTACCGACGTGTGGGCCTTGTTCCGAGGCTTGCGTGCTAGCAATAAAGGATAATACAGTAGGAAATTGATTAAGTGTATTTTGAAAAACAGTATCAAAACCATGTATATCTTTATCTGGAAAGGCAACTGTGATGCCGGGAA